ATTCGAAATTTTGGCACGACATTTCACTAGAATGGGCAAAGTGGTATATCGGTGATTTAAAGAGTAAAGGAATAACCGATATTGTATTTTGTGGTGATTATTTCCATACCAGAGACGAAGTAAACGTCGATACATTACATTTCGGAACAAAACTTTTAGAGTTGTTTTCGGATTTTAATCTAGTCATGATTGTTGGTAATCATGACTGCTATCTCAAAGATAGTTCAGAAGTAAATTCAATTGCTCAGTATAAAAATTGGCCGAATGTAAAGATTGTGGATTCTGCTTTATTTGTCGAAGAGTACGGAAAAACTTTAAACTTCATTCCTTGGGGAACCAAGTTAGAATCTATTCCAAAAGCAGACGTAACTTTTGGTCATTTCGAAATTCAACTGTTTCGGATGAACACTTTCGCTTTGTGTGATGACGGTTTCTTAGCAGAAGAAATCTTAGAAAAGAGTCCGCTAGTATTTTCTGGTCATTTTCATCTAAAAGACGAAAAAGAATACGCAGACGGCAAGATTGTTTACGTAGGAAATCCATTTCAGATGGATTTTAACGATGCAGGTACAGAGAAAGGATATTATACTTTTGATATCTCATCTGGTGAGATGACTTTCACCAAAAATACTGTTTCTCCAAAACACTTTAATTTTAAGTTATCTGATCTGATTTCTCAGAAAACTATAACGAAATCTATTAAAGAAAAATTTCTTAATAACTTTGTTAAATTAAAAATTGATCGCAGAATTACTCCAGAAGATACTGAATTTTTGTTGACAGTATTTAAGTCTTTAAATCCTAGTCAACTTAATGTAGAATACGAGTCTAACGTATCAGAGTATGATCTAGAAGAAGAAAAGCGAGATTTTTCTGGTATCGATGTACAACAAGCTATTATTGAGTTTATTGACTTACTTGATACAAATAATAAAAAAGATCTTATTCAGTACACAATTGAACTTTATCAAAAATCACTGTAATGAAACGAGTAAATTTTAAGAAAATCAGTATCAGCAACTTTCTCTCATTTGGAGAAGAACCAGTTGTTTTGGAATTTAAAAAAGGACTGCACGTAGTAACAGGAGTGAATCGTGACAAGTCTGATAGACAAAATGGTATTGGTAAATCAGCAATGATTGAATCATTGTACTTTGCTATATTTGGAATGACCATCCGTGATTTGAAGAAAGATTTGATTCCTAATTCATTCACTAGTGGAGCATGTCAGGTGATATTAGATTTTGATGTAATTTCTGAAAATTCAGAAGATTCTTATAAGATTCACAGAACACTGAATCCTTCTAAGTTACATTTTTATAAGAACGGAGAAGACGTTACCAGAGACAGTATTAAAAATACTGAGTCTGTGATTCATTCTATTCTTAATGCTACGCCAAGTATTTTTGAAAATTGTGTTATCATGACACTCAATAACACGACACCATTCATGGCAAAATCTAAAGTAGATAAACGCAAGTTTATCGAAGGAATTTTTAATTTGGACGTATTCAGCCGAATGCTAACAAATGCCAGAGATTCTTACAATGATAAGAAGAGAGAATACGAAATTGAACTGAACAACATGGAGAATGCTGATAAGAATTTATCTTCTTTAGTTCTCCAGAAAGATCGCATCGTCTCTAATAGGAAAACTAAAATCACTACTTATGAGAAGAGAAAAGTAGATAACACAGAAGAAAAAGAGAAGCTTAACGAAGAAATTTCTAAGCAAGAAGTCTTAAATTTAGAAGAGATTAAGAACAATATTAAGTCATTAAAAGATGCAAAGATTTCTTTAGAAGAAAAGATCGAATCTCTCACAGATGAGCGTTCTAAAATTCGTGCTTCGGTAAATCATAATACAGCATTACTACCTAAGATTGGCGTAAGTGGATCTTCTTGTCCTGTTTGTTTGCGTACTATGAGTGAGCACGACAAAGAATATATCACAGAAGAAAAGGCTAAGATCTCAGAACTTATAAAAGAAGATCAGAAGAAAATTTCTGATCTAGACGAAAAGATTGAAAAGGTAAAATCTAACAAAATTAAGTTAGAAAGTGCTTATGAAAAGTGTACCAAGAAACTGAATCAATTTGCACTGAACGAGCAAAAGAAAAAGGGAATTAAAGACAGAATCAAACAATTAGATCAATGGTTGGTCCAATTGGACGGAGATATAGCAGAACTAAATTCAGACAAAACCGAAGTAGATCCATTCATTGGTCAAGCTAAAGATGTTTTAGAAACACTGAAAGAATCTGTTAATAAGTTTAGATACGAAATGAATCTATTAGATACCGTAAAGTTTATTGTATCTGAAGAAGGTGTTAAATCTTATATCGTAAAAAAGATTCTTTTACTATTCAATGAAAGAATTCGTCATTATCTATCTAAACTAGATGCAAATTGTATCTGTAACTTTGATGAATATTTCGAAGAACAAATCGTAAACAGCAAGAATAAAGTTTCAAGTTACTTTAGTTTCAGCGGTGCTGAGAGAAAGGCAATTGATTTCGCATGTTTATTTACATTCATGGACATGCGTAGATTACAAGGAGACGTTACTTATAACATCAGTATCTATGACGAATTATTCGATTCTTGTTTAGACGAACGTGGAATTGATCATATCACTAAAATCATTAACGAACGTGTAGAAAAGTACGACGAATGTGTTTTAGTAATCTCACACAGAAAAGAGAGTGTAAAAGCAGCAACAGGAGACGTTATTTTCCTAGAGAAACGTGATGGGATTACATCCAAACTAAATTATAATCCATTTCTTTAGTTATCTCTAGGAGAAAAGAAACGAGAATATTATGCAGAAAACTTTTTAAGAAATAATTTTAATCAAGATTTCTTAAAAACTTCTGTAGAAAATAAATAAAATTTTATTATCTTATAATAGTCACATAACCGTATGTAACATCTATATCTCCGATATTAACGGCTCCGAATAAAATCGCGCAATTATTAACAGTGGGGTTAATGAAACTAGTATTATTAACAAACGCAAGCGGAGCATATCCATCTCTGCTGCCATTTGCCGTGATGTTATAATTCGCATCAACTAGCGGATTAGTAAAATTTACTATAAAATTACCAGTTCCTGTTTTTAGAACACTACTCACGTTGTGAGACGCTCTTATAAATCTGTTTGTATTAGATGTATCTTCTGTCCCGGCAGCATTTCTAAAACTATCAAAATTTACCCATGCCACTATAGATCCAGTTGCTCTTTGATCTGGAGCTGCACTAGCTACCCATGTGCTAGTAGTTCCATTATAAGTTAACACCTGTCCGCTCAATGCAGTTGTCGGAATTTTAATGAAATTACTAGATAACTTCTGAATTACAGTATCTCCTGTTAAACTATTGATAATAGAAGAACTAACTGTTTGAGAAATTGTATCAGATACTGTACTAAATGAAACTGTACTAGTAGTTCCTATATGATTAATTAAAAATACATCATTACTTGAGAGTGTTGGTATTACTGGAAATTCGGAAATCTTCTTGTTAGCCATAAAAACTATTTATATATTTTTTGTGAATTTTCTCTTCTTGAATAATTAGATATTTTTCATAACTAAACTGTAAATGATCCCGACATTTACTCCTCCGAAACCTTTTCAGAGTTTCAGTCCAATTACTCCGATTTCTCAACCACAGCAACAACAGGTTCAGAAAGAAAAGCCCCCAGAAGCACAACTTCCACGAATTGTACAGTATGGAGCTGATACTAGCGGATGCGGACTGTATCGTCTAGGATGGGTAAACCATCTTCTTAATTATCAAGGAAAAGCTATGGTATGTGACAGTACTGTAATGGTTACTGATCCACGTTTTTATCATAATGTAAAAAGCATTCGTCTTCAACGCCAAGCCTTGAACGCACAAAGAGACTTCGTAAAATTTCTCAAGAGTATTCAAAAAGATTGCGGATTTAAGCTTATTTACGAAGTAGACGATGTAGTATTCCGCGAAGATATTCCAGATTATAATAAGTTTAAATCTGCTTTCGTATCAGACGAAATTCGAAATAATATCGTAGAGATCATTAATTTATGCGATGAAGTCAGTGTTACTTGTGATTTCATGAAAGAACTTTACCAGATGCGTACTGGTAAGAAAGAAATCACAGTGATTCCTAATTTTCCTGCTAAATTCTGGATTGGTAATTTCTATAATCAAGATCGGATCACATCCTTATACGAAAAGAATAAAAAGAAGCCTCGTATTCTTTATGCTGGAAGTGGAGCACATTTTGATGTAGAAAATCGAACAGGACAAAAAGATGACTTCGAACATGTAATTAAATCAATTATTGATAGCAGAAAGAAGTATCAATGGGTGTTTATGGGTGCGTTTCCGTTAGCACTACGTCCGTATATCGAAAATGGCGACATCGAATTTCATCCTTGGCAGAGATTATACAATTATCCACAAAAGATTCATGATCTTGGAGTACAAATGACTGTAGCTCCTCTTCAGGATAATGCATTCAACAAGGCAAAGAGTGATTTAAAATATATTGAAGCATGTGCTTACGGACTTCCTGCGGCATGTCAAAATATTCGTACATACGAAAACGCGGAGATCAAGTTCAATAATGGCGATGAAATGATGGATTGCATCGCAAAAGAAATGAAGAGTGGATGGGATTACAAGAAGAATGCACCAAAACGCCGACTTGTAGCGGAAGATAGATTCATGGAATTAGATAAAAATTTAGGATGTTATGAAGAATTATTCACAACTCCTTATGGAGATCCGAAGCGCGTGAATCTTGGACGCTACAACAAGGTTTAGGCTTGATTAGTGTGTGTATGTTTGGTAGTTTGAGTAGATGTTTGGGTACAGAAACGCAGTATACGATTACAAGAATAAAGCAGTAGACATATACACTTGGGCAGAGGACGGCACTCGAATTATGACTTCAGTCGAGTGCCGTCCTTATTTTTATTACGAAGATAATTACGGAAACGAAACCAGCATTTTTGATTCATCTGTCTCTAAAAGATCATTCGAAACAGTTTTTGATAAACATAAATTTATCAAAGAACGAGGGCTGAGAAGATTATTCGACAACTTTAATCCAGTCCAACAAGTACTGATTGATACTTTTTGGAACTATAATGACACAGAAGATTTTACTAAATTTCCTCTTAAAATTCATTTCGTAGACATCGAAGCAGTAGGCCAAAATGGATTTTCGTCTCCAGACGATCCAAATGATGAAATTAATGTAATCACAATTTACGATTCATTAAAGAAGAAATTCTATGTCTGGGGAACTGAACCATACACTCCATCACAAAGTGATGTTAAGTATTTTTATTGTGGAGCCGAACACGTTCTATTGGATAAATTCGTAGATTTTTTGAAAAAAGATTCACCTGATATTCTATCAGGCTGGAATTCTGGTGGGTATGACATACCTTATATTGTTAATCGTGTTGAACGTGTCTTAGGAAAAGACAGAGCGGATGAACTTTCTCCATACAGAAGAAGATATACCAAACAAGTGATGGGCAAATTTGGAAAGATGAATACAATTCATCATTTAGAAGGCATTTCTTCGGTAGATTACATGGATATTTATAAAAAGTTTTGTCCTAAAAATCGAGAAAGTTATAAACTAGATTACATTGGTCAAGTCGAATTAGATGAAACTAAAGTAGATTATGGGGACATGAGTTTGTACGAATTCATGACATCTGATTGGAAAACTTTCGTGGATTATAACATCCAAGACGTTCGCCTTTTGGTCAAACTAGAAGAACGTTTACAGTATATTGAATTGCTTAGAATGTTGGCATACATGGGATGCGCTACATTTGAATCAGCACTTGGAACAGTTGGAGTAGTTACAGGAGCAGCAGGAGTAGAAGCAAAGAAAAGAAACCAAAAACTATTTACAAATGTAGTAGACGATCAAGAAGTTCGTAATTTCGAAGGAGGATATGTAGCTGATCCTATTGCTGGTCACCACAGTGGGATTGTGACATTCGATGCAAATTCGTTGTATCCTAATACAATGATTACATTAAACACTTCTCCAGAAACAAAAGTAGGCAAAATACTAGAAATTGAAAAAGATAAAATCACAATCAGAAATGTCGATGGTATTATTGTGGACTTGAAACCACGAGAATTTAATGATTTTATTAGAAAAGAACGAATCACTATATCTAGATCTAAAGTTTTGTTCTCACAGAAGAAAAAGGGAATTCTTCCTGATATGATTGATAAGTTTTACAAAAAACGGGTGGAAGTGAGAAAACAAATGAAAGATGTCAGAAAAGAGATTTTAGATATTGAAAAAAGGATTAAGTCATTAAAGAAGCTTCGTATCGACTCATGAAACAATGATTCAAAAC